TGTCACTATCCGCCGATACTTGGTATTGGCTCGGGTTTGTTACGGACGCAACGCCAACTATCAGAAACAACAGCGGAGCAAATGGAAACGTTGACTTCTTGAGCCCTTGGCCGTATCAGACTGGTGCGGCTTATTGGATGAGCTGCTGCTGGCTGGACGCTAACATTACATACGCAAACAGGTGGCCCGATCCAGCGCCTGATAGTCTGCTATCAAATGCATATAGCGCTCCTATCATCTTGGTTGAATACGATACGTCATCGTAGTGTTGGAGGATTACAAAATGACAGAGTTTGAAACGCTTCTCTCAAAATTAGAAGACGCGCAGGCTCCTCTTCAGGCTGTACTTGACGCTTGGAGCGCGTTCGCTGACGCCGGAAAGAGCCGAGATTCTGACGCCGACTTTCAGAACTTCATTACAGTGGCGAAAGACGCATCAACGCGTGCGCTGGCCTTGATTCAAAGTAGAGAAACGGAAATGAGTGCAAGGTAAATGAATCCTACACCTATTGCTTCAGGAATCGTGAAGAGCCTTCGGGATAAGCTCGATCATCCCGAGGAGATCCTCCAAGGTGTTGGCGGGATGCTTGTCAGTCAGGCAAAGAACGCTTTCACGGAACAGAAGTTCGGGGACGAGGTATGGCCTCCAAGATACCCGAATCAGACTGCTCCCAAAGTGAATGTGGCTGGAGTCCTGTCAGACATTAACCACGGTGGGAAGCCGAAGTCGCGGCGGTTCGAGGATCGTCCCGCTCTGATGGACATAGGTGATCTTTACAAGTCCATCAATTTCACGGTTGACGGGACGACGGTTACGCATAGTTCCAGTCTGCCTTACGCACAGGTATCTCACGCGGGTGGGCAATCGACTCAGGCGGTTCACCCGTTCGCTAGGATTGTTCTGGCTGAATTTCTTAAAAGTAATAAGCAATACAGGAAGAAGCTCGGGTTCCTGTTTCACGTTGAATCATTGACGACTAACCACGTTCCGCGTCCGTTCATCGGACTGACAGACGATACAGAGGCGAAGATGATTCGCTTGCTGGAAGACTTCTTCGGGGCAAAGGCAGAGGTAAAGTAATGGCAACCCAGAATCCTGAATCAGTAATGAGAGTACCGGCGAGACTTTGTAAGTCTCCGACGAATCTGGCGCTGCCATATCCGCATGGCGGGACTGCGCTTGGGATGATCGCCCAGATCTCCTTCAAGCCTAACGCCCTTTACGTTGATATTACAGCAGAGGAATTCGGTGGAGTTCTGGTTGATCGTATCTACGCGGGCGAAGAGCCCGTTCTTTCTTGCACCCTTCGGGGCTGGGATTCTGATATAATCTCATCTGCATTCCCGAACACGTCTCTCGCCAATCGCGGCGACGGGCGCGTCAGCAAGGACAGGAAGATCCGGTTCGAGCCAGATGTGGCTGGACTGAATTACCCCGGATTCCTGATGAGCGGTGTGAGCTTCAAGCTTCTTGTCTCTCCCATTGCTAATGACTTCCATCCGGGAGTCCTGTTCTACAACGTAGCACCCGCATGGGACGCGGACGCGGAACTTGTATTTAAGGATGGCAATGAGTTAGTCCTTAAAATAGACTTCGCCTGCCTACCGGATTCAACTGGCAGATGTTACAACATTGGGAAGCTAATCGACTTGTCTCTATAATCTGGTGAACCATGCGTACAGACGCATTCAACAAACAGATCCCGATTGACATCCCGAAAGAGCAGGAAGAGCAATACTTCGAAATACTGGTGGCTAACGCTATTCGATTCTTCCGGGCGGGTGGAACAGTAACTCTGGATGCGTGGTGCGAGCTGACGATTGAAAGCCAAGACGCTCTGATAGAGGCACAAAACAGGATTGCTCAGGCTATCTTGGCTTCTCAGGAAGAGCCTGAATCGGCTCCGGAGCCAGCGCCAGAAGTTAAGCAGGAGGCTACAAAGTGAACTCTTGGCAAGTTGCAAAACAATTGAAATACGTTCTGAAGGCCCGAAAGTGGGATGGGACTTCTAACGTCATATTCAACAAGAATTCGGTGATCGTCTCCGCGAATCCGGAGTTACACGCTCTCTCTACGTTGATCGTTCCGATTTGTATTATCAAGCCCTTGGATCTTACCGTCGATCCGGAATTCGGTGAAGAGAGAAGCCTAGTAGAGCGGAATGTCCAGCTGAGTCTTATAACGGCCATCGGAGGCGATGCCGCAACAAGCGAGAATGCAGTCCTTGGAGCCAATAGGACTGGCGGATCGCTTGTCAGCGAGGGACGCGGGTTGCTTGAACTGGAAGAGGAAGTCTATGGCGCGATCCAGCGCCTGACAGAACAAACCGGGATAAAGATGTCGTTCATCTCGTCTTCGGGGAATGCGGTTACCCGTATCGACACGGGGGACGCTATATGGTACGTCAGTATGGCGGACTACCGATTCAAGTTCTTCTGCGGGACGGTTAGATCGTATGCGCCTGTCAGGGAACTCATGGTAACGGTTCCGTCTATAGGAACTCAGAACGATCTGGCTTGGACGCTTCCGCCTGATCGTTACGACAGGTACAAGATTGTCGTCAGGAAGGCCTCAGGAACGACTCCGCCAGCAACGCCGTCTTCCGGGACGGGCGTGACGCTCGGAAGCGATCTGGCGACGTCTGTGACGGATACAGTAGTGTTTGGGAGCACAACTTCTTATAGCGTATTCGTTGCCTACGACGAGACGCACGATCCTCTATCGACGGAAGAGCGTTATTCCGCAGCGGAATCCATCACGGCATATCCGTGGTAACCGGAACTTAGTTCCAAGGTGATCTATGAGCGTAGTCTCCAAAGATGTCGTCTTCCACGTCAAATTCGACTTGGAAGGCGCAAAGAAGGACTTGGAGAATAAGAAGCGTTCTTCTGAAACAGAGGAGCATCCTCAGGCATCAACAAGGGGAGCACCAAACAAGGCTTCAGCAAAAAGTAAACGTGGATTAAATACGGCAGAACAATTAGCCGTAACTAACGCGATGTTGAAGGGATCGAAAGTTCCCGGTACGACAGCGTCTTCTCGCATTACAGCGAGGGCTGCTGCTGCGGCTGAAAAGACAAAAAATACATACAAACTTAAGCCAAAGGCAACAGATTCTCTTATAGGCGCTCTTAGGCGTGCAACAGCAAGTGGAGTAAAGCTTACCCCGGAAAGCATTCTATCAATAGCTAAAAAAGCCGGAGCTTATAGGGAAAGCGTTGTTCAACACGCTAAATTCAGGCTATCCCAAAAAGCGACTGCGGCAGCAAAGGGCATTGCAGATTCGTCTGATATTCTTAGCGCTGGAATGTGGGCATCAATAGGGAAAAAGGGGCTAGGCTTAGCGAAGGGTGCTTTGCGCTTTGGCAAGGGAATTACTCCTGCTCTGGCTCTTTATCAAATAGCTAACAATTCTTCTGGAATAGCCGCCGGGTACGCCGCCGCCGGGGCTAGCGGATTCGGAGGAGATTGGGCGGCTGCAAATCTCAGCAAGGCAAAGGGTTACGTACAGGATTTGTGGCTCGGAGCAAAAGCAGTAGTTGGAAAGCCAATCGCCTTTATTGGCTATGACAACGATATGGCGAAGCAAGGACGCAAAGGTTTCTCGGCGACTTTAGCCGGGTTCATTGGTGGCTCCAATCTCGGAACCATTAAATACGATATTGATCAGGCGCAGACTAGACTTACGAATGCCGTAGAAAGATGCCAAGCAATGCAGGTTGGACAATCATACGGAAGAGGCTATACAGAATGGAGAGAGGGGCTATATAAAGGTATATTTGATAGAGTAGTAAATTGTGACGCTATTGGATCGCTATTCAGGAAGCGTTAAATGGCTCTAGTAAACAGAGACTTGGTTATATCGTGGGGTGGATATACCATCTCGACGGCGAATAACCGTCTGATCAATGGCTGGACTTACAACGAAGATAGCTACGAAACGGCTTCAGTCCAGTTCGAGTATGTTGTTACCGGAAACAGCGATGCAGCATTTGCCGCAGAATGCATTGCTGCTGAAGCCGCGTTCAGGACTCCTCGTCAATCACTATCTATAACTCAAGGCGGGGTTCCTCTATTAGCGTTGTCTCACACGGGGAATTCGGGGTTTGACTCCATCCCCACAATCGTTAAAACAGGGCAAGTTGGTGATAGCGGAAGATCAAGATTCTATCAGGTTAATATCGTATTCGGGCGTCCTGCGGATAACGTCGGGACTAGCGGAAGGCGCATAGGAAGCATCGACGTTTCATATACGCCATCACGCCAGCGCATCGTTACTATTTCGGGAACTTACACTGTTCTAACAACTACAGCCAGAGCGCAATACATGTCTGCGATTGATACCTATTGTGCTTCTGTAATCACCGGACTAGGGATTGCTCAATACGAGCTTCTTGAAGAGCCAACGACGGACGAGAATGATACCAACAAGGTTATAGATTTTAACCGCGTATATCGAGAAATCATCTATCCTCAGGCTGGATCTCCGAACGATCCGGCAATCGTCGGCGATTCACTTTCCATTGAAGTTACTCGTGATGGAACCGAAGACGGCTCAGGCGAAGAGGGAATGCCTTACCACCTAGCCAATCTCAACGTGACATATGACTGTTCAATAGATAAGAACGTCACGCAAGACTTGGAAGGCAAGTACAAGTCTATCAAATCCAGTATTCTAGATAAGATCCGTTCCGGGATGGGCGTATCTACAATTGGAATCATCGATGAATCTCCATCCTACGATTACACCGCGAACAGAATTTCAATCCGAATGACTGTGGCTGGAGTCGTGGCTGGAAGCCTTATTCACTACCACAAGTCAACGAAGCAGACGTGGGAATCCGGAAAGGTATTCGTTCCCGCTTGGACGGGTGATCCGCTCAGTTATTACAAGTTCCAAGGCCCGACAAAGATACTCAGGATTTCTGTAACATACAAACGCTCTCTCGGTGGCGCTCAGCCGGGAATTGCCGGTGGATCTGGTGGCGGGCAGAGCGCTGGTGGAGGCGCAGGTAATTTGTTCGGTGGTGGAACCTCTTGGGTTGGCGGCGGTGGAGTGTTCGGACGAGGAATGGGTGGAGATTTGTTTGGTGGTGGGACATCGTGGGTTGCTGGCGGAGGCGTTCAAATAACATATGGCCCAGAGGCTAGAATTATATCTAGTAACGTTAATACTACTTCTGGTATCGGAGAAGGAAATCCGGAAGGCGGTGGTGCTATCGGCGGGGCGGGTGGAGGAGCTGGAGGCGGCTCTGGAACGGTACAGACGTTGGATTCTCAAGCTGGTGGTTCCAGAGCAGCAGCAAACGCGCCAGTTGTTGCTGAGCCTTCTTGGGAAGAAATTTACAAGGAATACGAGGCTATCCCCTTGTTTGTAGGACTTCCAGACGGCGATATGATAAACTTTTTGGATACTATAGAAACTCTAATTGAACAATCCATCAAGCAAATCACATCCAGCGGTGGACGAAACACCGTGGCTACTCCGGATATACACCCCGAGATGAATAGACGATAACTAGGAGGACGTGGTGCCTAAGGCAACCCTCGGCGGATGCGTACTTCTCGCTTCACGTCCAGTAACGTGGACTCTATCTGCCGGTGTATTTCCGAATACGGAAATCTATGATGTCATGCCGGACGACGCCGTAAAGCTTCTTGGGAAGCAGTCCCCAGTTGATTTAGTGATTGAAGGTGGAATTACAGCTAGGAATCTGTGGGTTCTTGGGGAAGCTCCAAGTTCAGCGCCAGCCATTAGGTGTGTTATCGTCTCTGATAGACGCTGGATGTGGCCTTACGCGCACGTCTATCGTCGCTTCAATATGCGAAAGCGCGTTGGTGTTAAGCGTCTTACGGCACCCGGAAATCCTCCGCAGCAAGTACAGGAAATAGCTGATACGATTAAATTCCACGCGTGGAGTCTAAAAGAGGGTACAACTCCATGGATAACGAAGGATGCAATACAAAGCGTCTTTGAAGAAGTTCTTTCGTTTGATATGGGCGGAAAGGTTAATATAATTAACAGAACGGACTTCCTGAATTCGCTACCAATAGAGAACCTTATTATTGACGATAGCGGTGACGCGGCCATTGAGCGTGTTCTTGGCTTCTGCCCCGGATTAAAAGTTTGGGTTTCGTTGGATGGAAGCATTATCATAGATACGGAGAATAACCTTGCTGGCGTTATGGATCAGGCGAAGAAGATCCTTCCAGAAATAGTTGGTGGAGGACACATAGTAACTGTTAATAATTCAGTTAGGCGTCCATCAAAGGTTACTGTGCTATTCAGCCGCGAACACGAATTAAGATTCGACTTCGGAGAGGTGGCGACATCCAAGACAACGGTTGCTATTGTTAAAGATCAACGGGAAGCGACAAATGTGCTTCCAATTCCTGACTATAAGTTGTCTATTGGCGGTACAGACTATTGTCAAGGTACGTGGATATCCTTTCCTCAAGCATTTAACTCGTGGGGGAATGTAACTCCCGAATTCGGTGATATGGATTACGACTGGATAATGAAGGCGCTAATCCCCCACAACGGGATGTTTGCAATTGTTCAGGGGTGGGCGGAACTTAATACCAAGGTTGACTGGACTGCAAGATTGGCAGCAATCAGCCAGCACTTCCGCCAGACGTACAGGATCAATCCGGATTGGATGTCCAAGATTGGAACGATCAAGGCGAACAGAGTCGCAACGCTTGATCCAATCAATGGTAACAGATCACCGGCTATCGCATATTGTGATTACGTAAGCTTCTTCAATCAGAGACTTTGGGCTGACAACAAGAGATCTGACAGATACACGAATTTGCAATATGCCAGAAATTATAAGGGATATCCCTCTCAGGTTGATGGATCTGGAAATGTTATCGGTTCTGCAATTGACGAATTCAGTCAGCCAGCTCCTGCTGAAATATCAATCGTAGATCCGGATCTCGGGATAATCAGGGCGGATTTCATCGTAGATCCTCTCCGGTTGAGCGATCTTATACTACCCGGAAACATGACTGATAAGTCAATTCCTACATGCAGACTGGATAATGGCGGAGCAAAATTCGCACCTATTACTCTTGATTCGGTTATTGACGGATGCGACAAATTGCAAATACCTACTCTAGAGACGGCGTTTAAAATTGCATTCATTATTACTGCAACACCAGCAGCCCCAAATGATACACGACAGCTATACGCTATAGATGTTCTTCCGGGTGATGTGTCGAAGGAGGTTCCGGGGCTTGGGCAATGCCTAGGCCCGCCAATGCAAATACGCGTGTCTCCTACGGTGGAGACAGCCCGGTTTGCGTGGAGTGATGTGCCTACTGATGTTAAGGCAATCGAGGCGTCGTTCGGAGTTGGTGTAGAAGTTCCGTCTACTGAAAACATAAAGCATCTGTGTGTTAACGGAGACGACAAGAATTACGCGGCAAGTCTACAATCGATTGCAAAGGGTGCCGCAGCCCAACTTTACGCTACTCTTGTTGATCACCCAGTTGGTAGCGCGTCTGGAATCATGAACGCATCTATGGCTCCGATTGGATTGATCAAGGCAGTTATACACGAACTTACAATGCAGGGTGAGCTTGTAACTCACCTCGCTATTCCTGAGAAGGTTCCTGAGATCAGTTTGTATCGCTATCTCGACGCGGGAACTCGCGCTCTAATTCTCCACGAGATCGTGCAGAACACGAAGTAAGGGAACAATATGCCTAACGGCCCGCACATCTGGGATTCTCGCAGCGATGGCATTCTCGCGCTGCGCCATGATAACTATCAGGAAAACTACGATCTTCAATACAGGGCAAGCGTGCTCTGCGTCGAGATTAAGGATCGTCTCCTTCCTCCCAAGTACCCGCGTGAGGCTGGGCAGTGGCTTCTACACTCAGAGCCGAAGGTTGGTGATCTCAATAACGCCACGTTCTGGCAGAAGAACACCAGACAGATTTCAGGATGGAGCTTCGCGTGGCCCAGCATCACGGTAAAGGGGGCATCTGGTACAACCGGCGGTTCGACTGGTGGCGGCGCAGGAACCACTGTCGCTACTCGCGATTCGCATCCGTCTGAGCAAAACAATACTCTAGGTATTATTCGCACTCCTCCTACGCGCCCGCAGTCTGGCAATACCGTTGCGCTTCCTCCTACTGGCCAGAATACCAATACGCAGACGCAGGCTATGCCGGAAAGCAAGCCAACCTCTGTCCTTCCGCTTAATGGAATGAAAGCGGATAATCGTTTCTCATCCAAAACTCCGCAATCACTCAGGGATATAAATAAGAAATTATGGCCTTTGTTCCCCGTTGGATTCGTTGGGATTACAATCGCTGACGTTTACGAGTCGCAGCAACAGGATGTATTCCATCCTACCGATCCGCGTCTTGTTGTCGCGCAGGGCTGCGATCCCGACATGGGCTCCATCGTCCTTGGCATTAAGAGCAGCACGGGGGAGATAGACGAGAATTACGCGGCTAAGTTACAGAGTGCATTCCGCGTTGTCAAGCGCCCGGATGGCGGAAAACTTCCATATGGTAAGTATCCGTTCGTGGCGCTTAATATCGGGCAGAGCGCTACTCTGGACAGTATCGGTGGCGCTATCATCGCTGGTAAATCAGCAGGATTCCTGAGTTCCGCTTATGGCGGGCCTCTGCATCCGGGTAGCGCGGCAGATCAGCACAAAATCGATTCCGCTGACGGAGTGGATATTAGTTCCGCTCACCTGTCACTAAATGCACTGTTTTTAAGTGACACGGATCAATCCAAGGACGGGCCGTTAGAGTTCGAGACAGATCCATTCCCCCCCGATGTCGGGACGGGAAATAAAAAAATGAAGGTTCACCTGCAATGGGATGAAAATACTCCTCACAATCATTTTACTGGACAAAAAGTTGGTAAATGGCGCTGGTGGGCAGAAAGCAGCTTCCAAGATTCTCCTGAGCAACCGTGTCGTCCACCGCCAAGTTCCGGCCTTGGTGGCAGATGTGATGGTGGTGCGGAATCTGATAACGCACAGATGGGTGGCCCTACACAAGGTGCTGGTGGACAAAGAGTCAATGTCAATCAGCCGGGAGGATGGGCCACACCACCACCAAGCGGTGGTATGCAGACTCCACCGGAGTTAGCGGGTGGTGGATACGATCTCGGAGGATACTCATCTATCGAAGAGTGGCGTATAGCCATGGGAGCTGGCACGCAACTTCCTCCTGCTGGATCAGCATATGGCGGGGAGATGGGAACTCCATTTACGGAAGAGTTTCCACCGCCCTATCCATCAACTGACTATGGTGGAAGCGGCAGTCCAAATATCTCAGATCAACCGTGGCTAGTTCCTAATCCGATGGGTACAGGAGGTTACTTACCAGCAGGATCTGAGGATTTGTCTACTGCGCAGATGATTGCCGGGGAAACTGGCGGATATCAGGTTCCAACGGAAATGGGGGGTGCTGGACGTCCAAGTACCAGTACGACAAACGAAATACAATCTCCTAGCACATCCACGGTTGGCGCTCCAATTGTTCCGGGCGCTTCTACCACGCAAGGCACTTCTACGGATACACGCCCTCCAGTTGTAGGTAGAGATACGGGGTATACCGCGCAGACTCCCGGTGGAACTACGACATCCAGCGCGGGGACTTCTTCTCCTCCGGGTACTGGTATTCAATATACGCATCCTCCGTGTTCTGGAATTGAATACCCCGGAACTGCTTCTGGCGGAACTGTATCCATGCCCGGAGATGTTGTTATTTATGATTTAACTGGCAGCGTCATCTCGACTAACGCGGAAGTACCAACATTTACAACTGGTATTCTATGTTCTGTTGTATATAAGGTTGCAGCGCCCGGAGTCAATTGGGCATGCGGAATTCCAGATCTTTCTACTGGTGGTGTCTCATCTGGTTATTCGTGGCGCGTCAAGAATGGTGGCCTCAGCTTCCACTACCATGACGCTTCCGCGAATAAGGCAGAAGCTGTAAAATTCACCCCGACAAGTCAGATCGCGTTCAAGTCCGGGACGAGCTTCTGGGGGACTTTGCAGCACGCGAACCTGTCGGATAAGGTGTACACGTTCCCGAATCTTACCGGGTATGTTGCGCTGAACTCTTGGACGAATGGTTTGATTACAGCTAACTATATCCCGTATGGCTCTGGAGGAGCGCTAACTCAGTCCGTATCTTTCCAGTATGATGGCGCTGGACTTGTTACTATCGGGCAGTCATCGACATCGACAGCTCAGCTGAAGATGTATAACGCAGGATCTCCGAATTACCTTATCCTACAGACGGGAGCAACAGCAGCCAACATCACGTACACGCTCCCCGCCGCAGCGCCAGCTGTAAACGGATATGCTCTAACATCCACGACTGCTGGCGTGATGAGTTGGGCGTCCGTCGCGGGCGGAGTAACATCGGCGCAAGGAACGGCGAATCAAGTTTTAGTCAATGGTGGTTCCGGCGCTCCTGTTACGGGGGCGATAACATTAACTACGCCGCAAGATATCGGCACAGCGTCTCAAGTGCAATTTGGTAGGGTTGGAATCGGAGTTGCTCCGTCCTATTTAATGCACATTGATTCCGACACCGGATCTCAGGCGCATTTGATGATCGAGGAGCACGATAGCGGATATGACTCGCTTTGGGTGGTTCTCAGAAAATCGCGTGGTACACATGCATCGCAGTCAGCGGTAATTAATGGAGACAAGCCAGCTAATATTTTCTGCGAATTACGTGATAGTGGCGGTGGATGGAGAAAAACGGGATCACTCGGGTGGGTGGTTGACGGGACTGTGACGAGCACCAGTATTCCGACGTCGTTCTACATTTCGACAAGCGATGCGGGAGACACAAATCCGTGGACGAATGAGACTTATAGGTTCGTTGTAACTTCTGCTGGAAAAGTAGGAATAGGCCCGACTAATTCCGCGCCAACGGCACTGCTCGATGTTAACTCGGATATTTTCCGTTTGCGGACAGCTAAGACACCAGCCACTGCTGGAGCCGCTGGAAATCCGGGAGATATCTGCTGGGATTCCGGATTCGTGTATGTTTGTGTTGGCGCGTCATCTTGGAAAAAAGCAGCTATTGCTGCTTGGTAATTTCTAATATTAATGTTATACTGACTTTGCGGGTTATGGATTCTCATCCATTTTTTGAGAGGAAACGAAATGGCGCAGTACCAGCACGTTCCGGGAAAGACGATTATCGTAGACATGGACTTTAAAGATCGGAGCCTTTTGCTACAGGCAGTCAGAGCTTATATAGATGGAGCGGCACGTTGCCAGCAATGCGGACGTCCGGATAAGGACGAGAAGCGCGATAAGAACCGAGAACTCGCCATTCTCGACAGACTACAGAGACTAGTTGATCGCCGTGTAGTCGAGGAGTTCGGCGAGAGTCTGGAATTGGAACTAAGTTCCGCAAACGAAGAGTTTGGAAAGGCGTTCGAAATTGCTAAAACTTGTGGCAAGTTCGTCCATTACACTGGCGCTGAGCGGAACGTACCATATGCCTACAAGGACGCCACGGGAACGCTAGTCAAGCGTCCGAGAATGACGGACGAACAAGAAAGAGGAGCAGATAAGGTAGTCGAGTTGTGGGGTTCTTCGGGAGTTCCGTTTCCGATGGGAGTTTACGCGTTTTGCAAGACGGCGCTGGAAGGCATGGCATTGTGGACGTCGTGGAGCGCGGAAGGAGTTTCGAATTTGAATTCCAAGTTTGGAGTTGGCGGTTTGTCACCCGATCTGGAGCCGATACATGCCGAACCAAAACCAAAGTGAAGACGGTGCTGTTTCAGTCAGTAGCCAAGGTGCATTAAAAGTTAATTTGCTGAGGATTGTAATTCTTCTACTCGTATTGATTACATCCGGAATCGGACTGGCCGGAAAATTTATTTACGCGGATCTGTCATCTCAGTGCGCGGAGAATAAAGTCGCGGCGACGGCGGCTGCAAAAACCGCAGCAGATGTTGCTGTACACGCAGCGGTTGTAGACGAGAAAATATTTATGCTACAGCGTAGTATGGATAAGATCGACGCAAACGTTTCGGAGCTTTTGCGTCGAACGAAATAATGGCCGCTGCCATAAATGAAAACGCCCGTGCATCAGGCACCGTCCTGTCACGGGCGTTTTTATTTGTCTTAAACTCACAAAAAAATCTTTTGGAATTATCGTTGCAGCTAGTTGACAGAATCCAATAAAGTCTGTATACCATAAGCATCCATTCATTCATCAGCCACAATTTTAGGGGATGCGCGAAATGATGGTTACCAAGCATCTTCCGGGAGAAAAGTACGGGCGATGGACGCTGGTTAAAAATATCGGAAATGGATCATGGACGTGCCGATGCGATTGTGGTGCCCGGTGTGTTCGTTATCTGTCCAGCATTACATTGGGGTCCTCGCAATCGTGCGGATGCCTGCGAGACGAATTGCGAGAGGCATCGAAAAAAAAGAATAAGGGTAAGGTGCGGGATGTTTGGTATTGCAAGAAAAATAAAGGGATGACAATCAACCGAGGCGAGGTAGCGGGTACGATGTTTCTAGCCCCGCAAATCGAAATGACTAAAGTCACCGCCGATGATAATACCGCGTGTGCGTTTTGTCACAGATCAGGATTTTCGAGGAAAGATATCAATCATTTTGAACTCAGCTCCGGTGAGTCAGTCGTGCATCTGTGCTATGGGTGTGCTCTGTCGGTTGGCGATTTACTTTGGAAAAATTTTAAACTACCGGAGTACAATAAAATTATAAATCCGAATGTTCCAGCGAAAATATAAAAAAATATGGCGTTTCGTTCTTATTTCAGGCGTCCAGATCACACAATAGGATAGAGCACTGAATCGTCGTCCGCGTGCGTGCTAGGGCCATTACCGCGAGCCAGCGGTGGCATTAGGAGCAGTACCATGCCAGAACTCATATCCTGCCGACGCCACAAGAAATTCGACATCGCCTGCCGTACATGCCAGCGCATGAACGATTATCCAAGCCTAGGCAAAGAATACACTAAAGAATATTTGTTAGATCTTTTAAAACGGTATTATTTTGGTGGTGGACGTTACCACACAGTTTCAACGGAATGTGAACAAGCCATACTGGAAGAGGTTCGCTCCGTTGTAACGTCGGATCACATAGAAGGAGAATAGCAATGAGTGTTGAATCTGATGAATACTACAAAATCTGCGACGAGTACGAAAAGCTGGAAGAGGAACATCACAGATTGCAGAAAGAGGCTTGCAGGCTGAGGCTAATTGAAAAGATCGTTCGTTCAATGGTTATCCAACGCGATGGGGACAATTGCTCTGTGGACGCCTATTCTGCTGGGAGGCTGGAAGAGGTACTCAAACTGACGGATAATCAGGAGGATGAAGAATGAAATCACATAAAATTAGCGATTCTGAGTTAAAACGTATATACGCAAATAATAAGGTATTCAGGTTTGAAAAGCATGATTTTGTACAGATACCAAAATTTATCCTAGCAGAAAAATCTCTAAGTTGTTATGAACACGTTGTTTACGCTATTTTGCTATCACATATATACAGGACAAAATCAAGCACTGGGATGTGCTGTCCTATGACAAAAACAATAGCATCTGAGTGCAGTATATCAATAAGTAAGGTTGACGAATCTTTGAACATTCTTAGGCGTGAAGGATGGATTGACTGGAAAATAGTAGGTAGATCAAGGACTTACGCCTTTTTTAATCCTGAACAACGTAGTAAAAGAAAGGAAAGTTTAGCAAAAAATGAAGAATTAACGTTACTCCATTGGAGTGTCCTTACCACTCCATTGGGGAAACGACGTTACTCCATTAGCGAAGACATCGAAGAATACTACTCCAATGGAGTAACTAATAAGAGTAATATACAACAAGAAGAATAATCTAATAAGAAATCTTATTTAAGATGTCGTTCGCCTTCGGCTCACGACGGTTCCCGAGAAAGGGAAAGGGAAACGTAACAACAGAAAAACGGCGACGGTAAGACGTAAATAGATCTTCTGCCTCTTTAAAGGATTTTTGAACGCCATGAAGACTAACGAAGGTTCGTCAAAGTGGGAATCGTGCCAGTGTCGTCGCGGAGATCATAGCGCGTGCTCTAGCCTGAGATGTGGGTGCTATTGCCATCCAAGTTTGAAATTTACTAAAATACTGCTTCCAAAAAAAGTTAAACGTGAGGATTACAGTGGTACGGTAAAACGTTTCGATTCTAGGAGCCAATCTAGGAGCCAACACGATGGATAAAAAAAAGCTTGCGGCTTCACAGAGAGCGTATTCTCGTCAATATTATGCTGCTAATCGTGAGAGTGTTCTGGCATATCGTCGCGAGCATCAGGCTGAGTACGCCGATAGGCTGAAGCGGTGGCGGGCAGCGAATCGTGATCGCATTAGACGATCTGCTCGGGAATACTACGCTAAAAACTCCGACAAGATTAAAAAATATTCAAACAAATTCTATTATGCTAACCGTACAAAAATTTTAGAAAAATACCATGAGTATTATTGGAAAAATCGTGACAGGTTGGTGCCTGCGAATAACTTACGTCATCGGTTGGCACGTCGGAGAAACCCAGAGAAGTTCCGCAAGTACTACTCAGAATACTATCGGAGGAACAAGGCGAGGATAGATAGAAACAGGAAGCGTAGGTAATCTTCCTGAGGGAAAAACGAAAAGTATGGCTAAAACGGGTATTCTAGGAGACTTCTATGGACGATATGAGATGGGCTCAAAAATGCTCTATGTTTGAAAAATGCAGCGTTAATAGGTGTCCACTTGATCCATTGATTGAAGAGAGAAATACTATGAATATTGATAAATTCAAGAAATGTAAGAAAAATGTTGAAGGAAGGATAGAAATATCAAAAGAGGCAAAGAAATCAGGAGTTCAATTAAAATATGATGGAATGAGCGGACACGAATATCCCTATTATCATAACTTAGAATCTAAAGGAACTTAGTTCCGGAGAGGATAACATGCTGAGGCTAGGAGCATATGGATGGATACTTCCTCCAGCAGAATACGAGCCGTATGAATTTTGGGATCGTATGTGGTACTGGAATTGTCGGTGTCGCACAGTGACGATGTTGCCAATACTGGTAAGGATAACCTGCTGATGGCTATTACTACAGAAAATATAAAAATGGGGTTGCGGGATGAATTTCGTGCTGCATACCAATCTGGATCGTTACCAGATAAAATCGGTTTGATTATAGATGGAATCGAATACATCGGATTCAAGGTGCAGGGTTTATACGCCTACAACTACTCAGCGCCATTCATGCAGGTAAAATGTGTGAGAATTAGGATAACCTGCTGATGAATTATGACGACGAATATCCGCTAGAGATGTGGATTTTTGAACGCTACGTTTTAATTAGGATAACATGCTGATGAATACGGGAAAATCTTGCTCATGCTCTGGTTGTAAAAAGAATTTAGAGATAACGTCATTCTGCGCGAAATGCAGTGAGCATTATCACTGCATTAGAGAACTCGGGAATACAACGTGTTCTAAGTGCGGAGAATCATATGCGTATTTGGTTGTAACGTGCAGGGATTGTGGACGGATAGAATTTGGACGCCACTGCGAAAAATGCGCAATATACATTGCGCATCAGGACTGGTTTAAACAGGACGGGCCATTTCCGTTCACCGGGATAGACGGTTTACCTATTTTAGGATAACATGCTGATGAGTCACAACACATGGGAAACGGGGTGCCACAGACTCTGCAACGCGATGAATCGGTTTAGCGGAATACGCACGACGTCATCGTGCTGTGGACACGGGAAGAAACCGCTAACTGTTTTCTTTTCGGCGAACGATCTGGATACCATTGCCCGGTTTCTGTCTGTAATTAGGAGCGTCTACTTTTTCGGATTCCAGTGGGATTGCTTCATCAAGTCGCGAAACTTCTTTGAGGTTTCCTACACGCTGTCTAGCAGATCAAAAGGGGCTGAGGCGTATCGGGAGGCGAACTGTGTAGCAAATTTATTGAACAGTATTTTTGATTATAGGAAGGGAACACGATGACAGGCCCATACGGAATCCAGCTATACGAACATCGTCCGTGGGTAATTGAATGCATATGGGAATACACGGAAGACAAAGACGGTTATATCTGGCATCGAGTACGAAAGTTTATTTCAAGACATGCAACGATTGAAGATGCTGGAGGCGAATTAATGTTCCTTCCAGCTATAACGTTCAACAACTTTAAATTCAAATATTTCTTAAAAAATGAGGACAATCCTGAGGAAAGTATCAACGTTATGGGATTTGCTGACGACAATGAAGGGATGCTATGGAATGATACATCAAAGGTAGGTGAACGGGTGGAGCCACGCGGAGAGTGGAAGGTAACGTTTCCGGACACGGATGATAAAGGAGAATAACATGAGTCTTACAACCTTCATTGGCATTGCTTCAGTTAAAGAGAAGTTTCTACAGGAGTTTCCATCTCCTGCAGTTCAATTGAACAAACAGATTATAGTCCCAAATCTATCAAACAGGTATGCGCTAATCGGAACTGCAGCCGACTACGCAATTAGATTCTATATACAGCATTTAAACCCAAATGCAGAGACAGCACCATGGGTTGCAAAGCAGGCAGAAATGATTCTTATGAATTCAAAAGAAATACCAGCAAAATATCCATTTGATATCATTCCAAACGCAAATAAGAGACTTAAGAATTATCTAACGAAAAGAGAATTAAATGATATGCCTGATACGCTATTGAGATCAGCAGTCGAACTTGCAACGCTTGATACGATTTACAGATCTGGACGAGGATTCGAATATGTAGGTATAGTTCATGATGACGATATTAAAGAACTTAGAGGTGTAATTTCAAATCTTAATCCTGAGACTTTTAAGGCATCAAAACTGTGCCTCCTCAATCCAACATTCGGGGAAGGATCAAAATTGATGGGAGGGGCGGATGCCGACATGGTTATTGACGATACACTTATTGACATAAAAACAGTTAAGCATCTGATTATGAAAAGGGAATATCTTAATCAGTTGATTGGATATTACATCCTAAGTAGGATCGGGAGCGTCGGGGAACTAGATCCAAAGATAGAAATCAAGAAAGTTGCTATCTACTTTTCTAGACACTCGTGCCTTCTATCCCTGAATGTCTCAGACATAGGTAGTGAAGAAAAGTTCCAAGAAGTTACAGAGTGGGTTAAGAATTTCTCTGACGAAAATATACCAGATATTTTTGGTGGGGCAGAATGCAGGAAACTTATTAAAGGGAATAAAAAGCCAGAGAGGGCTAGAAGATGAAAACATTCGAACAGAAATTGAAAATAGGAAGGCTAGGCGAAGATTTGATATCCCGGTGGTTTCGTTCGTTCGGCTGGAACGTGGTGCCAGCCTATGAAACCAGCATTGACTCTGGAAAGGGGCCACGATTTTTCGCGGCATCGGGGGATAACATCGTCAGCCCCGATCTATTGATATTCCAAGGAAGAGAATTTCGATGGATCGAGGCCAAGCATAAGTCGGCCTTTACGTGGTATCGTATTAACGAATCGTGGCAAACCGGAATAGATCGTCGGCACTGGAATGAATATCTGAAGGTTAGAGAACAGAGTAAGTTGCCCGTTTATCTGTTCTTCCTTCACGAGCCGGGACACGTAGCAAAGGATACACCTGATGGAATGACTAGCCCTTCCGGCTTGTACGGGGAAAGCATTGACGTCTTGAAGGACAAGATCGATCACGAGTCGGCGTTGCACGGGCCAAGCGGGATGGTGTACTGGAAAGAGCAAGACTTGAAAAAATACGCGGAGTACGCAATGATACTCGAACGCCTAAAATGCCTGAGTTGTGCATATCACAAAGTCGATCCACGGGCGTGTGGGATGTGCGCAGACGTTTTCTGTAAAAACCAAAAATCACCAGTTGCGGAAACTCAAGATTGTGATATACTACCGGCAGAATGAATTCGTACTATTCATCCTGTCGGAGGCACGCCAGTTTTTATTTCCCAGAAACTCCGTTTAATCTGATACTATATCCGGAGGAAAAAATGGCACGTCGAGCAGGAGAGGCGTATCAGCCGATCAAGCACATGAAGCAGTGCGGGAAGCATCTACAAGGAGCGTTGCTAATGTCACAGCGTGCATATGAGGATTTCCAAAAGCAGATCGGGATATCTAAGTTCCGAGAAAAGGATTTGGAATTTCATTCCGAGCTTACGTTCGCGATTGCGAGTTTGCGAAAGGCCAACGCGCTTATGAGTGAGAGCATGAAGGTTCTGGCGCAGATAGAAAACTAAATGAAAGACGAGGGTAGTGAAACTAATAGGCTTTGACTAACCGTGCGGAACTTAGTTCCGGTGGGGTATGGCTAAACGCGGACGTCCAAAACAAAACTTGCCGGTTAACCGATCAAACCCGGAACTGGGTTTCTTGGAAGTGGAGAATCCGCGTCAACGCGCCTACTTAGCCAATCTTGCGAAGTCTAACGCGGTGATGCACTCGTGCGAAGTGGCAGGTATCTCCAAGATGGCTGTTTGTAAATGGCGAAGAGACGACGCTATTTTCGCCGAAGCGGAGGAATGCGCGAAGCAGCAATTCGTTGAAACGTTGGAAAAGGAAGCAATGCGTCGAGCGGTAGACGGAGTTACAAGGGGGATCTATTATCAGGGATCGCATGTCGCTGACGAAAAAGCATTCAGCGATCCTCTACTAATGACGTTACTCAGGGGAAATTGTCCGGAGAAGTATGGAGACGCCATGCGTATTAGCGGCGGAGAGCCGATCAAAATCATGTCCCTCGGCATAAATCTGGACTCCTCGGAGGTT